GCCGATACCACAAAGTTGCGGTAAAGGTCAAAGAAGCGGAAGTAACTAAAAATATCGGCTATTTGGTCCGTGAAAGGCACAAGGCCGGAAGATACGCCACCGGATGCCAGGCGGCTGGTAGGTACGTCTAAATAAGCAAAGCCGTCGGCAGCCTCTAAACGCAGCACGCGTTGCCCGTTGATGAGTTCCACGCTGCACAGTTCCGGCTGGATGAAGCCACGCCATACGTCGAGCGGTCCTGCCTTTTGTATTTCGATTACATAGCGCCCGGTGCTGTCGGCCATAAGATCGTACAGTGGTCCCGTAACGCTGTCCCTGGCACCTACCAATACCTCCAGGCGGCAAGTGCTCGGCACTAGTCCGGGTTGGTATGCGTCAAGTGCTACATACTGCACGGACCAGTCAAAGACGTGGAAGGTAATAGGCGTGTAACTGGCGCCGTCCAAGTCCTTGATGTAGAAGGTATGGGCGGCCGTGGTTCCGGATGCAAAAGTCGTCTTAGCCAATTCTTCCCAAGTCGTAGCCGCTGCGGCTGTTAGCTAAATAAATGTCGTTCCCGCGCAAAGTAGTGCGGCCACCAAATAAACCATTTTCCACCATTCCAGTAGCAGCGTTGAAGGTAGTGCGGCCACCAAATAAGCCATTTTCCACCGCGCCAGTGGTTGGATTGAAGCTGGAGCCGCCTAGGCCAGGTATTCCCATTTGCCCGCCTACTACTTTGAACATATTTCCCAAGCTTACGCCTGAGCCAATGCCCATAGATTTAAGTGCTATAGACAAAGCGAAGGCTGCGGCTGCAGTTGCCGCCAATCGCATGGCCATCTTTTTAAGGCCGTCTAGCAGCACCTTGAAGAAGTCCTCTCCGTTTACTAGGGCAGCCTCAAAGCTTTCTTGCAGTACGTTGCCAAGTACGGAGGCGGTGGCGTTTATGGTTTGGTTCAGCTTAGCGTACTGCCCTACTATGTTCTGGATGCCTGGGATTATTTCGCTTTCCATGTCCTGGTGGTAGGTCATGAATTCCTCCAGCGCCGAAGTGTCTAGGGCGTCTCTTTGTGCCTGCTCGTATTGCAGCCAGCTCATGGTGCCTTTGAACAGTTCCGTGCGAATTTCTTCTAGCCAATCCGTGCCCGCCATCGGGTCAACAAAAGACAAAAGCGGCTCTGTTTTCTTTCCGGTCAGCTTGTTTATGCGTTCCTGAAGCTGAGCTATTTCTTTGTTTAATTCACGAAAGCGCGCAGTGCTTACGTCGGTTTCCTCAAATTCTTTTTGCAGCTCGGCCAGCTTTTCTTTGAGGCCGCCCAAGGTGGTAATGCTCTTTTGTACGGAACTTCCTACGTTAAAGGTCTCCCAAACGCCGCGCATGGTAGTGCCCATGTTCAGGATTTCACGCGTAGCGTCTGCAGTACCTTTTTCTACTTTGCCCAGCACCTGGCCGTACATGCCGTACTGTCCGTTGGCAAGCTTAGCGGCTTCGGCTGTGTAATTCATAGCCGCGCCGCCTTGCATTATAGCGTTGGCCAGCGTTAAAAAGCCGTTAGCTAAAGGGCTGAGCGATTTGCCGATGTTTGCCTTAAAATTCTCCCAGTTGGCAGCCAGCTGCTTGGTCTTGGTTGTGGCATCGTCAATAGGCGGCGCCATTTTGCTAAGTTCCTCCGTAGCAATTTGCCCCACTGCCCTGGTCACGTCTGCAATGTTTGCAGCCTCGGCGCTTACACCTCCAAGCTTTTCCCGGAGCGCTACCGCGGAAATACCTAGGTTGTCAAGGATTAAAGGTGATTTGCGGCCAATACCGGTAACGATGGACTGCGTTAAATAGTCGACCTCTTGACCCGTTTCCTTTGCTCGTTGCTGAGCGAAAGCAAATAGGTTGCCCAGCTCTTCGATTGGTATACCGAAGTTCCCCGCCTGGATGGCTTGCTGCATCAGCTTAACGTCGGAAACCATGCCTCCGGTTGCGTTGCGTAATGCTTCCATATCGGCAGCGTTACCGAAGCGCTCAAAGCCTGCAGCCGCGGCGTTAAGTTCGTCGCCTAGCTTTACGGCTTCCATTGTGAAGTCCGCAATTACGCCAACAGCAAAAGCGGCGCCCAGCATTTCGCCAATCTTGCCGACGCCGTTACTCCAGCTCTTTAGCTCCCGGTCAGCCTGCCGGATGCCGTTTCTAAACTCCCGCGTGTCAAGGCCTAGCAGTAAACGCGAAATAATTTGATCAGCCATTTTTTACTGCTATTTTAAATAGTTCCTCGATGCCGGAGCTCTTTTTCTTTTCGTCTTCAAACTTAAAGAAGTCGGTAGGTTTGATACCTCCCTTCTTCGCGTTGCCGCTGAAGTTGGCCACTATTGTAGCCAGCCACCTGGTGCGGCGCCAGGCGTCCATCTCGCCCTCGTTATAGGCCTTCACTATAGCTTCGACCTCTTCAGAAGTCAAGGTTACAGCTTCGGCCTTACTCATCCCAATGCGCCCGATGAGGAGGCCCAGTAAAGCTACTGGACCTCCGTCGGGAAAAAAGGGGCGTTAAGTAACGCCGGGAGGGCCTCTACGGGTTCTGCGCTCATCTCCTCGGTAAACTGTGCAAGCGTTGGCCGACCTTCGATATTCCAAAAGCGCTGTGCATAGATCAGCGCAATGGTGTCCCTTAATCCTAAACCATCACCTATCTCGGCCAAGCGCTTGCCAGTGATTTCCTCAAATAAAAGCGCCGCCCCCAGCGCGAATTTTTGCCCCTTTTCCATTTTAGTTCGTGCCTTGAGTTAATGCCCCAGCGCCTTGCAGCTGGAAGGTGTAGGTTCCGTTGTCTTTGTCCGGCTGCGAAGCGGAGAAAGAAGTAAACACAGCCTGCCCGGTGAGGTTAGCCTCTCCAGTTGCTGGCGTGGTAGATCCCGCAGCCGTTTGGGTAAGCTTAACGTAGACGGTGGTGCCTACCAAAGGCATCAATTCGTCAGCATTCCACTTGGTAGCGTCGTCGTCACCAAACAAAGCGGAGCCGGAAGCGGTCCAGGTCTTTGCCGAGGTGATGAAGGTGCGCCATACAGCAGAGTCCTTGCTGGTGGTTTCGCGGGTTTCGGCTGTGATGTCGAAGCTGCACTCCGTTTCATCAGCTAGCCCTTTGTAGGTGGTGCCGTCCGTGCTCAACAGCAGGCGGTACTCGGTTCCAGAAATAGAAGCCATAGTTAGATAGTTTTAATTGTGAATGTGAAGTCGGCTATTAAAAGTACGGTTTCTTCATCCTGGTTGAAAAGGCTTTGAGCGTTCGTCATCCAGGCGGAAATGTATGTACTGTTCCCATTCGCTGCCAGGTAGGTGCGAATGGTTTGGAGTGTGGTTTGTGCGTTGTCCGCGGAAGCCTGGTAAATGTACAGCTCAGCGTTTACTGCCTGCATCTTGTAGCCGTCCTTTGTTTCGGTTACGTCGATGCTGTCCAGCTGTAGCACGATGTGATCCACCTTCGTGCCTTGAGGGGCAGCCATAGCATAGACCGGCAGCGCTTGAGCGGCTACCAGTTTGTCGCGAATGATTTGCAAGTAGTTCACTGGAGCGCGCGTCTTAGTTGTTGCTGCCACTTACTGCGTCCCATGCGGTCAATCTTTGCGCGGCTAGCTGAGCCGAGCTGGTCCCATGCTTGGCCCATGTAGTCCTTGGCTTTGTAGCCTTTATTGGTGCCAGTTGCCCGGCGGCCGTACAGCTGCATGAAAGGATAGGCCTGGGCGTCGCCTTTGCGGTTGCGCACTCGGACTGGTCCTATCCAAACTGCGATTTGGTCACGCCATGCGCGGACGCGTGCGCGGGTTACCTTGATGCTCTTAAAGAGGTCTTTCGTTCCTGGTTTGGTAACGTCCTCATAAGCGGCAGCCCGCGCCGCGTTGCGCAGTGGTGTTGCCTCCTGGCGGAGGGCACCGTAAAGTTCCTGCAGTCGGATTTTCTCCGGTGCATTCTGCAGCTTTTTTCTCAGCTCGTCAAGGCCAACAATTCCCTTTTGCTTAGGCATTGTCCTTGAGTTTGCATTTTATCAATGTGTAGCGCTTTCGGCCTTCCGGCAGGGCGCTGATTACCTCGTAGCGCTGGCTATTAAAATCCAGCTCCCAGCTGCCCAGGACGTCCGTCCGGTAGCGCACGCGCCATATTACGGTAGCGCTGCTCTGCATTTGGTCCGATACAAAAGCCTCCGTTCCCGCTGCCTCGTTAATTACGAGCATAGCGTAGCAGGTACCAGCGCTCGCGAAGGTGCGCAGTACTTGCCCGCTGTTGTTGGTGCTAACAGTGGGTGCGTAGAGGGTTATGCGGCGGTCTAGCGTCACAGTGTGTTCTTGTAACGAAATAGGACCCGGTCAAAAAAGCGCGGGGTAGGTTGCGGCAAGTCGTCGCCGTAATCAAAGCCAAATTTAATCCGCTGGTAGATTGCGTGGATTACGTCCTTTGGCGTGCTGGTGTTCCAGCCTGCAGCGTAAACTACCTCCAGCTTATCGCCTTCCTCGGAAGGGGTCAGGCGTCCGTTCAATAGGGTGTATTCGGTGTCGGCCACGCCGTCCACCTTTACATAAGTAACTGCCCCGATGGGCCAAAAGGGAAGCGTTATTTCAGCTTCCCAGTTGGTCACCACCGTTACAGTTGCAGTGCCGACTACCACCTGCGCATAGCTCAGCGCCTCGTCACAAGCTGCGTTATAAAGGAAGGTAAGCAGGCTGTCGTCTGCGGACCCATCCACGCGGCAAAAAGCTTTAACCTCAGTGAGGTTAATAGCTGCAGGGGTAAAGTCGACGGTTGTCATTAGATCGTTACGTCGTCAGCAATTACGAAGCTCTTTTGGCGCAAAACTGCGATGTCCATGAAGCGCTCCACGTAGATACGAACCGTAGAAGACAGCATTTCGGTATAGGGGTCAATCAACAAAGTAGCACCGCCCCAAAAGCCGATTTGCACGTCTTCGAAGTTACCGAAAAGGATACCGTAGGTATCAGGAGTTCCGGTGGTCTTCTTGCTCAAGGTCGTGCTGTAGATGTTGTAGCCGTTGGCGGTCTGGACTGGGTCCAACATGCCCTCTACCAAGAAGCGGCCAGAGCCAGCGTCTACCTTGGTCTTCTTCAATTTAGCTACTACGTTGGGGTGCGTAACGTAGCCCAGGCGTCCGCCCAGTGCGTTGTTAGCAGCCAACAAAGCCTCCATGTCTACCAAGTCGTCGTAAGACAAAGCGCCGAGGGCCAAATCCTGAGCCGTACCGTTCAAAGCGGTGTAGATACCGGTCGGTTGGTTAGAGGCTCCAGTTCCTACCAATACAGCCTGCTCTAGTCCTTTGTTGAAAGATTGGTTCAGCTGGTTGATCATGCGCGCCTGGATTCCCTGGCTGTACTCCTGAGCCAACAGCTGATTTGATACAGCGGCTGCGATTACGGAGCGCTTAGGCGTCATCGTGATGGTAGAGAAGGTCAAGTCCTGGGCAGAAGCTGCGCCGGTTTCCGTGTTCCAGTTTAAGGTGTAGTCAGAGTCCTGAACTGGGAATTGTACGTTTCCGGTCAAGCCTTCAGCTACTGAACACAAGGAAAGCATGGGAGTGTTGGGATACAAGAAATCCACGTACTTACCTGGATCCGTGTAAACCAAATCGCCGCCCAAGTTGCCACCAGTTCCACCAGTTACGGTATTGGTACGCAGTTCGCGGTTCAAGAATTCGGGCATGTGGATGGCTGCCTGGTTCTCGCCGCGGCTTTCAACGCCCAGCTTGTTGCGCTCGGCAATACCTTCCTGGTTCATTTCTGCCTCGATTCCGGTAAGCTTGCCGTTGCGTGCTTCGCGGATTGCCTTAACGATGTTAAAGCTGCGGAGGTCTTTTTTCTGTGAAGCGGAGAAACCACCAGCGAAGGCTGAGGCGTCCACTCCAGCGCCTGGATTCTCGGCGCCTTCGGGTTTTGTTTCCATTTGTATGGGGGTTAAATTAATTTCGGTTTCTTCGACCTGAGCCGCGCGGGCGCTCTCCAGGCTTCGCATCGCCACAGCGGTAGAGGGGTTCGCTCCGCGTGGCGTCAGGCTGATGTCAAAAATTTCGGCCACTTTGGTGATCACTCGCGTGGGTTTCTCACCTTTCACGTTTTCCCAGCGTTCCTCGGCAACAGTGAAAGCCCAGGATGCCTGATCCAAATCGCCGCGCTCCACTAGGGTGCGGGCTTCCTTTCCAGTGGAGGTTTCGGGTGCGGTAAACTCAAAGTATAGACCCTGGTCATCCGAGCGCAGCTCTAGAGTGCCCTTACCTTTGTTCCGGCGTGCTAGGACGTAGTCGTAGTTATGGTTCAATAGAGCGTGAATGTCGAAGCTGTCCACCTCGGCAAAAGCGCTGCGCTCAATGCGCTCGTTAAAAGCGCCCATGTCGTAAGCCTCATAATTGGCAGCGTAGCCAAAGATGAGCCCTTCCTCAGCTCCGCCGTTAAGAGGCAGACTCCGAATCTCCTTCTTCTCTATTGATGGTTCCATTTTGTATATCGCCAGTTACGCTCATGTGAGCGGGTTTGTTGTACTCATCTCCACCTTCAATAGGTGTCATGCCTTCGCTCTTGCGGATTTCGTTAGCGCTAATTGCGCCGATGTTCCAGTAGCTCACGTTCCGCTGGACCTGGGCCATCATGTCGCCGCGCATTAAACTCTTGAGGTCGAGTTCAAACTCCAGCGCGCCAGTTACCAGCTTATTGGTGAATTCCATTTCGATTTGTTCGCAAAGCGGGCGGATGCAGTCGCTTACGAATTGCGCGTTCTGCGCTTCAATAGATGCGTTTTGGCTTACGCCCTGCATGTGGCCCACTTTGTGAGGTGGTACCTTGAAGATGCGACAAATTTCCTCTACGCCAAAGTTCATGCTCTCGATATACTGGGCCTCCTGCATGCTGATGCTTACGGGCTTGTACTCGGCTCCGGCAGTCAGTACGGCGGTCTTGCCGCTGTTGGCACCTGAGTAGCGCTGGTCAAACTGGCGGCCGAGGTCCTTCAAGCGCTCCACGTCGCGTATGCTGCCATCCAGTTGCAGGATGCCCTTGGGCATTGCACCGTTTCCGTAGAAACCGCCGAGGTGCTTGTTGGCGGCCATAGCCGTGCCGATGGTTTCCTTCGCGTAAATGATGGGGCTCAGTCCGTTGATGCCGTCAATGGTCCACGCCTTTAGGTGGATTATTTGCGAAGGCTCCAGGCGCATGGTAATGCCACCGGGAAGGTAGAGGCTGTAGATCAGTCGGCCGCTGGTGGTATCGATGGTCACCAAATCGGTGTCTATCATTTCCAGCGCCGTGATGCGTCCGCGGTTCCGGACTGGCAGCACATAAGCATTGCCGCGAAGTAGTAGGCTGTTGATAAGCGCCTGCCTCCAGTAGTAGCTGTTATAGGCCTCCGAAGGCTTGCGGCTTACCAGTTGATCCAGTTGCCCCTCCACTCGGACCTTTCCCTGCTCCGTTTCCGCAAAAAGATGGAAGGGCAGTGAAGCGATCGTATCGGAAATCAAAGAAACGCACGCGTAGACGGTGGGCACCGTGGGCGCGTTGTTGCTGTTGACTGTTTCTCCGGCGTTGGTTTGGCCTCCACCTATCAGCTGGAAAAGCCAAGGCTTCGGATTAATAATTCCCGAAATGCTCCGGGTTACTCGTTGAAGTAATGAGGCCATTGTGCAAAGGTTACGAATTACATTTTCTCAATCCAAATTAAACAAAGACAATATCTTCCGTTTGGTAAACGGAGGTATTCGCTTGTGCGTTGTGGACATATCCGGCCAGCGCTGTAATGAGCGCAGCCGTGCCGTCTATCTTATCCGGCGCCTTTGATTTGTTAAAGGTCCAGTTATCGTTTTTGTCTATCTGCAGGTTCGTGTTGGAAATGTGCCAGGCAGTTACCGGGTTGCCGTCGTGGCCTATGCGCTTTTGCTGTACCAAGCGGTAGAGTAATTTCATGGGCTCGTTTATCATTAGGACGCCCTGCCGCACCTCAAAACAAAACTTTGCACCGTAGCGCTGCCGTACCTGGTCTATGGTTTCGGCCGCGTTCCACGGGTCAAAAAAGATAGCCTCCACCGGGTAAGCTTCACAAACCTCAAATATCTTACGGACCCGGTCAGGTGTGGTATTTACCTCGCCCTCTATTACCTCCACGTGCCCACCCTTCATCCAGTTGCGCACCAGGTTAGGGTATCGGTTTTTTCGTTTGTCCATGCTGTGCTGGGTAATTTGGTAAAATTGCTTTGTATAAAAGCGCTCCCCTCCGTCCCAAAATAGTAGTACGTAAGCCGTCCAGTCATTTACAGCCGCAAGGTCTACGCCCATATAACAACGCCAGGTACCTAGCCCTGCCGGTTCCTTTTGTATGCAGCGGTTCCAGCTGCCTAGTTCAATATAAGGTTGCGCGCTTCCGGCCCATTGGTTAAGGTGGAGCTTGCGTAAAGATAAAAGCGTAGGTTCGTCAAACTTAGCTGTATTACTCAGTTCCTGTAAGTATTCCAGGCTTACGGTCACGCCTAGGCTAGGGTTAGCCTTAGCCCATACAGCCGGATCATGCGGATCCTCGGTGTCCTTT